TGTGGAGCCAGCTGTACGGCTACCAGCACATCCGGCAGGAGGGCGAAGGAAGCGGGGAAGCCTGGGCGGACATGGATAAGTTTGCCGAGACCTGGCAGAAGTGGCTGAACGACGAGATCGAGAACAGGTCGCTGGATGAGATGTGGGACCGGATGCCACACGAGCAGTCCATCGCGTTCCGGGAGGCCATGAAGCTGTACATCTCCGACGCGAACCTGGACCCAGAAGAGATGCAGGAGAAGGTCTGGGGACCGATGCAGGAAGCGATCGGGATCCTTGAGACAGTGATGCAGGAATCCGCGGACGGCGACGACATGGCGAGGCTGACGGAAGGGCTGAACGCCCTGGCGGACGCTTACACGCTTGACGGCGCTGAGGACGAATACTGGAAGAACAACGGCGGGAACAGCGGGAACCAGGACGGCCTGACAAGTTCCGACGCAAAAAACATGACGGACGCGGTGAACCGGATGCCGGCGGCGATGCAGCGGGCGATGGGCAACATCCGGGTGATCATGGACGGGCAGACCGTTGGCAATTTGGTTGCGCCGTATGTATCGCAGTTTATTGGCATGGGAATCGGATGATAAGGAGGGAGACGGATGCAGCTGAAGCGGCGGGTGGCGCTGGGAGGCGTACAGCTTGACAGCCTGGACAACCGGATCCTGATCACGGGGATTGACGAGGCGGCGGGCCGGGAGACCATCAGCGCGGTGAGCCTGGGCGGAGCGCCGGGGCAGCGGGTGACGAACCGGAGGCGGGACACGCTGGACATCACGGTGAAGTTCGCGATGAACATCAAAAACAGCGACATGTCCGGGCGGAGCACCCTGCTGGACAAGGTGAACGCATGGGCGCGGCCGGGCGGGTGGCTGACGGTCGGGCACCGGAGCGGGAAGCGGCTGTACGTTGCGCTGGCACAGGCGCCGGGCGGCGGCGACCAGTTCAACTGGACGAACGACTACACGGTGGTGTTCCGGGCGTATGAGACGCCGTTCTGGGAGGACACGACGGCGGTAACGGACAGCGCTGAAGGAACAAGCTGTTCCGGGACTGTAACGGTGCCAGGGAGCGCGGAGACGGTGGCGGAGGTTACCGTGAAAAACCTGTCAGCGAATCCGCTGACCACGGTTTCCCTGTCTGTGAACGGGCACACGATGGCGTTTTCCGGGCTGAGCATCGCCACCAACGGCACGCTGGTGATCGACCATGAGCGGAGCGGCGGGGCGTACTTCCTGCGGGCGAAGGTGGGCAGCGCAAGCGTGCTTGCGAAGAAGACCGGCGCAGATGAGTTTGTGTGCCAGCCCGGGAACAACAGCTGGAGCTCCACGACAAATGTGAACGCACTGGTAACGGTCAGCGTGAAGGGGAGATACCTATGATGAAACTGCTTCAGGCGCACAGCCTGACAGCGACGGACGCGTTCATGCCGGAAAGCATGGCGCTGAACCTGAGCGAGCGTCAGAGCACGGCCACGCTGACGGTCGGACCGGGCGCGCCGGAGATCTCCGTTGGCGCATGGATCCAGGACGACGCGGACCCGGGCAGCGGGATCGTATGGCGTGTGAAGACGGTGGACACACAGTTTGACACCGGGACGCGGACGATCCAGCTGGAGCACCTGGTCACCGCCCTGAAGGACCGGATCATGTTCGGGGAGATCAAACCGAGCACGATGGGCGGAGGCGCAACCTGCACGGCGAGGCAGGCAGTTGAATACATCCTCAGCAACCAGAGCGACTGGGCGCTGGGGACTTTTTCGTATGAGGTAAGCAATCCGTACACGTTCAACGGTGACGATTTGATGAGCGCGCTGGAAACGGTGAGCTCAAGCCTGAGCGACTGCTGGTGGAGCTATGACTTCAGCAGTTACCCGTTTGAGCTGAACATCACGCAGCGGGCGGACACGGTTGGCACGGAACTGCGGCTGAGCCGGAACATACAGACGGCAAAGCACACGGTGGACAGGACGCGGATGTACACGCGGCTGTATCCCATCGGAAAGAACAACCTGCACATTGACGGGAACTATGTAAGCCAGAACGAAAACCTGTACGGCATCATCTGCAAGACAGAGACGGACCAGAGCAAGGACAGTAAGGGGGAGCTGAGGCGCTGGGCGGAGGAACGGATCGCGAAGCACTGCGAGCCGAGCGTAACGGTGACGGTGAACGCGCTGGACCTGAGCGACGCGACCGGGGAGGACCTGGACGCGATTACGCTGGGCGCGGTGTGCCGGATGCCGATCCCGGGGCTGCCTTCTCCGATCCAGGAGATCATCACACGGATCAGCTGGCCGAACAAGATCGCAGAGCCCAGGCGGGCGACTGTGACGCTGGCGAACGCCCGGGAGGACGTGGCCAGCATCGTCAACAGCCTGATGAAGAGCAGCGGATCCAGCGGGCGCGCCGGCGCTAAGAACGCGGAAGAGGACCATGCCTGGTTTGTGGACACGACGGATCACGTCGCAATGATCGCGGAGGGCGTCGCCGGCGAGGGTGCGAGCACGGACTGGAGCATGGTGGCGAACCTGCTGGTTGACGGGAACGGCATCCACCAGCGCGTGACACAGGCACAGGGCGAAATTGTGGAGGCGTTTTCCGCCATCGAATCCACGTCCACGGCGATCATGCTGGAGGTCAACAACGTCAAGTCCGACCTGCGGTCGTTCATCCTGCAGACGCCTGAGATGATCCACGCGGAGGTCGGCAGCGCGGTGAGCGGATTCGCCCAGAGCGTGATCGAGCAGACGGCGACATACATCCGGACGGAGGTAAGCAACGCGGCAAGCTCCATCACGCAGTCCGTTGTGGAACAGACGGCGGAATGGGTGCAGACGGAGGTCGCCTCCGTGGCGTCCGGGGTCGCGTGGTCCGTTGTTACGCAGACCATGACGAACATCATCCAGCAGGTAGGGACAAAGGCACGGGTGTACGTGCAGATGACCCAGCCGACCGGATCCATCAATGAAGGCGACATCTGGGTCAAGAGCACCGGGAAGCGCACCTGGGGAGACGCCGCGGCAAACAGCGGGAAATGGTCTGACGCGTCGTCCTTCCGGTGGAAAGACTATGCCGGCTCCGAGATGTATGTCTACAAGGATAACAAGTGGGTGCTGATCGGTGACAACGCGGAGGCGGCCGAACAGCAGGTTACCATTGAGCAGACAAAGTCGAGCATTGACATTATAGGACATGAGCTGGACACGCAGGGGCAGAACTACGAGAGCAAACTGCAGGTGACGGCCCAGCGGATCCGCGGAGAGGTCAGCACGGCGAAGAGCAGCCTTTACTCCGTTATCCAGCAGACCGCGACGAACGTATTCAGCGGGGTATACAACGAGGTTTCCGACCACTTCAGCACGATCGAGCAGACCAGCGAGAGCATTTCAATCGGCGTGAACGCTGCGAAAAGCTCGCTGGCCACGGTGATCCAGGTGACGGCCACCGGCGTATTCAGCGGGGTATACAACAAGGTCAGCGACAACTTCAGCACAATCGTGCAGACGTCAACAAGCATCGCGATCGGGGTCAACGCTGCAAAGAGCTCACTGTACACGGTGATCATGGCGACCGCGACCGGAGTATTTTCCGGAGTCTACAACAAGGTCGGCGACAACTTCTCGACCATTGTCCAGACGTCAACAAACATCGCCATCGGCGTAAACGCGGCGAAAAGCTCCATGTACACGGTCATTATGGCGACCGCGACAGGCGTGTATTCCAATGTGTACAGCAGGGTCGGAAATAACTTCTCGACCATCACGCAGACGTCCTCGCTGATCGCCACAAGGGTCGGCAAGGGCGAGGTGATCAGCTCCATCAACCAGACGGCGGAGACCATCACGATCAACGCCGGGAAGATCAACCTTGACGGGTATGTTCAGGCAACGGACATCACATCCGAGTTTATCAACGGCAAGATCGCCGGGATTGAAAGCGTCGGCGTAAAGAACCTGGCCGCAAGCGGATCCGTCAGCGTGAAGATTGGGAACACTTATTACGCGGTGGAGCGATCAATCAAAGACCTGCAGATCACGCTGAGCGGCAATACATACAAACTGCAGCAAAAGCTATGGGGCGACTCATCGTGGTCAGATGTAGGAACTTTTAGCCGGGCCGTAACAGGTTGGAGCTACTCGTGGAGTGGAGGACAGCTTACTGTTACGGCACAGCCACAGGGCAACTCCAAAGCAATCACAGGCGTAAAAACGGCGGGCAGCTGGAGCGGTGATACGTATAACGGCCGGGTTGTTTACTGGGACGGCACTGATGATGACGGAACAACGTGGAACACGGGCGCGACATTCATACTGACTGATTCAAACCTGACAGCCGGGAACATCAAGAGCGGTGTCACGATCTTCGGGACGACGGGGACATACAGTGCCTCAACATCGTCCGACGACTTCAGG